GGCTGCAAGGATGAGCTCTGCAAGGGAAAAATAGGGTTTGCAGATACTTAAGCATCCAATTAAGCCTCTCCCTAGTGAGTTTCTACCTGTAGGTGCTTACCTTAATGAGTTTTGGAAAAGCCTCCCAAGCCTCTCTCTTCTTTAATTTGAAGAGAAGGAGGCAGGGGCCCCTGGCCTCTTATATAAGATTTAAAAAACAGGGTTACCAAGGTGATTTGATTGACATCAGCTAAGTTTGCAATGCACTTGCAAAATTACAGGTTGCAGCTGCACGACTGACCCCTAGAGGAAGTAAAGGAAGCCTTGTGGTTAGCTCTAGCTCACCGCATCCTCTTATCACAGTGACTCATCGGCGACAACATCCTGCTGTGACAAACCACACTGTTTCCGTTGCTAGGTGAGGTTAGCAACAGAGTAGGAAGTAGCAGTCATTTTGCAGCCGGCATTGAAGAAGCCCGCCAATTTGTGAACTTTGAACCTTGGTAAGCAGGCCTAAGCCTAAAATGGGTGCCGCTTTTAGTTTTTTATTTGAAATTATTGAATTAGCTGAAGAATTAAGCCTCAGCACAGGTTTTACAGTAGAATCTATTCTTTCTGGTGAAGCTTTTGCTGCAGCAAGTGCAGAGGCCGCGTGGTTAATTGAAAATGAAATTGTAGATGTGCAGGCCGTGAGTGCCCTGGAAGCCCTGACTCTTACTGGTCTCTCTTCTGAAGAATTTTCTCTTCTTAGTGCCTTGCCCAATGCATTTTCTAATGCCATAGGAATAGGAACTTTTTTTCAAACTGTTACAGGTGCCAGTGCTGTGGTTGCTGCAGGAATCTCTACTTTTGGATATTCAAAAGAAGTACCAGTTGTATCTATGGCTCTCGTCCCCTGGTTTCCCGAGGTTGATTATCTCTTCCCTGGCCTAAACTCCTTCAGTTATTTTCTAAATGCCTTATTGGACTGGGGAGAATCTCTAATTCATGCTGTAAGCAGGGATATATGGCAACAAATTTTAAGACAAACAAGACTGCAGATTACCCAGACCACCACTGCTTTGGCAACTAGGGGGACATATGAATTGCAAGACAGACTTGCTAGAATTATAGAAAATGCAAGATGGGCTTTGACATCAGGGCCTATGCATGTGTATAACAGTGTGGAAAGTTATTACAGGGATTTGCCTAGATTAAATCCTATCCAACTGAGGCAAAGATACAGATTGCTTGGAGAGCAACCCCCTGATTTAGCTGAATTTCAAAGACAGGATGCAGAAATTAGAAGAGAAATATGGGGAGAGGGTCCCAGATCTGGAGACTACGTAGAAATGCATGGTGCTCCAGGGGGTGCTCACCAAAGAGTTGCTCAAGATTGGATGCTTCCTTTGATTCTAGGTTTATATGGTGATATAGAACCTGCCTGGGGAATCCAGCTTAGGAAAGAAGAAGATGGCCCCCCCAAGAAAAAGGCAAGAGTGCAGACCATGCATGCCAAAAAAGCCTGTCTGCCCCAAACCCGCTCCAGTACCAAAACTGCTTGTCAAAGGAGGGGTAGAAGTTCTAGAAGTTAGAACAGGCCCAGATGCCATTACTACTGTAGAGGCCTACCTAAATACTAGGATGGGTCAAAATGATCCCAAACATAAATCCTATGGCTACAGTGACCAAGTAAAGCAAGCTACCTACACCCCCACTGCTGCAAGTTTGCCCACCTATTCAATGGCTGTGATAAAATTGCCTATGCTTAATGAAGATATGACCTGTGACAGTCTCCATATGTGGGAGGCTGTAACTGTAAAAACTGAAGTAATGGGAATTTCATCCCTGCTAAATCTGCAAATGGGAGGCAGATACATGTATGACTCTAATTCTGGCTCCCAACCAGTGGAAGGTTCTAGCTTCCATATGTTTGCTGTGGGGGGAGAACCTCTGGATTTGCAAGGCCTAATTGCTACATCTGATACAACTTATCCAAATACAGTTGTATCAATTCAAAATCAATCCACAAAAAATCAGGGTCTAGATCCTGGAGCCAAAGCCATCTTGGATAAAGATGGCAAATATCCAGTGGAAATTTGGATGCCTGACCCTGCTAAAAATGAAAATTCCAAATATTTTGGCAGTTTCACTGGTGGGGGAACAACCCCACCAGTTATGCAATTTACTAACTCTGTGACAACTGTGCTGCTGGATGAAAATGGGGTAGGCCCCCTCTGCAAAGGAGATAAACTTTTCCTAAGTGCTGCAGATATTGTGGGGATGCATACTAATTATAGTAATTCCCAAAACTGGAGAGGCCTACCTAGATACTTCAGTATTACTTTGAGAAAAAGAGCTGTTAAAAACCCATATCCAGTTAGCATGTTGCTAAACAGTGTATTTTCCAATCTTATGCCTAAAATCCAGGGGCAACCCATGGAAGGAACGGAAGGGCAAGTTGAAGAAGTCAGAATCTATGAGGGACTTGAAGGACTCCCAGGAGATCCTGACATGTCTAGATACATTGATAAATTTTGTCAAAACCAAGTTGCTCCCCCTGCGACAAATAATTCATGAGGCCATGTGCATCATTGAATTTTATTTCTGTCAAAAAATCACAAATGTACAAAAAGAAACAGCAGAATAAAGGTGCTTATTCCTCTTCAATTACAAGTCCATCTAGTGGATCTTTTCCATCTAATATATTTTGTTGCATTTGTCCGAATTGATCAATAGAAACATATTTTTCTAAGATTTGTTTCCAGTAAACAACTTTATCTTGCACAGGTGTAGTAAAATCTCTTACAGGATTATACCATATTAAGCAAAGTAAAATGCAAAGTCCAGAGTTCAGCATTCTAGAAGATAACATATCACTCTTTTGCAAACTAGTCTTTAAGTAATCCTTAATTCTTAAATGCAGATGCAAACTAAATCTTATCCCAACTGAAGGTGGAAGCAGATAGTCATTCATGGTCATTAAGCAGGGAGGAAAAAGCTGACTCACTTTATTAGAATGTTTTCTTTCCAGATTTACCTTTATAGTACCATCCATATGATCTCTCAAATTATCTAAATTATTAATACCTTGTCCAGGCTGCAGATTTTTATTTAGGGCTATCTGGCCCTTTACATCATCAAAGAGAACCATATAAGCATCTATAGCCATTCCCAGTTCAAAAGAGAGTCTATCCTGAGGACAATTTATATTTAAAGTTTTACCTCCAAAAAAATCTACAAAGGCAGAAGCCAGAGTTGTTTTCCCACAGTTTAAAGGCCCCTTAATTAAAACATTTCTTTTTTTTGGTTTGTTTTCTACAATTAATTCCATTATTTTTTTAAAAACATCCCATGCATCATCAATAAGCATTGTATACCAAGCCACTGCAGCCATCCACCTTAAAATTGTAATACCTCCATGCAATTTTTCATCCATTTCCTCAAAAAGCTCTAACATTCTTTCTTCCATTAATTCTATTCTGGTAGACTCTACAAGTTTTAATCTTTTCCCTGCAAGGACCTGATCTACAGCTTGCTGGCACAGGTTCTTTTGGTTTTTGCTTTCCAAAAAGAGACGTGCATTGGCTTGATGCTCCTCATGATAATTATAATGGAATTTATTTTTTTTCTTTGCACACTTATCACATGTGCCAAAATCCGCTGCAAAATCAAGGTAAATGCCAAGAAGAAGCATTACATCAGTTATCCCTGTGGCATTGGCATACTGACAAACCTGCAGCCAATTCACACTTTGTTCTTTTCCCTCCTCAAAGTCAAACAAAGACAATCCTGCTTTATTTTCTTCTATTAATTTAAAAGGTGTTTTCCCTAAAGTTTGATAAAGTTCTAGAGGTTTAGTGACCCCTTTACAATGCAAAAAACTTTGAGTACATTGAGCAGAACAAAAGGTTTTTACAGCAGAAGCTCTATGTTTGGTTAAAGTTAAAATGAATAAAATTCCCCCATCTAAACCTTCACTTTTATACAGAAATCTAGACTTAAAATCCACACAGATTTTAGATTTATCAAATGATTTATACAATTGAGCAGATTTTTCCAAAGTTGTATATATACAAAAAGAAGTCAGAGTTTTATTACTATATAATGCATGACTTAAAAACTTATCTAAGCAATCAGGAAAATCTTCAGGAGCTGTTTCTACCTTTCTTTTCTTGGGAGGAGTACAGAAGGAATGCTGTGAAGAATTAGGGTCTTCATCAGAAAAGGAAGGCCCTGGAGTAGAGCGGCCGGGAGTAGAATGCCCAGGAGTAGAACTTGCATCAGATTCTTCTTCTTCATCTTCACTAGAAATGGTTTCTGAGCAATATAAATCATCATAGTTTTCATTAACATGGCTCCTGAAAAATTTTCCCCAAGAACCCCCTTCTGGATCTTGAGATTGACTGTGATACCCCTAGAAAAAGCAGAAAATACTTACATTAAAATCCCATTTCAGTCCAAAGGCGCAGTAAAGCTAAATCCATGTTTTTCATAAGCAGGCTCCAGTATGAAAATGTAGTATAATTATCCACAAATCCAAACCAATTCAAGTAACAGTAATAACAAAAGCATTCTCCCCATACCATGCATGGTTTTTTTTTTTGTTTTTTAGTGCTGGAATGCTGTTTTTTTAGCAAACATGAAATGCAATTGCAAAATTTCCTGTTATATCTTACACAGTCAGGATAAAAAAATATTATTTTCTTTTCAAATGTTTCTCCTAGAAATTCTCCTAAGGTTCTAAAATTCTCATCCCAAAACCAAAAGGCTACCTGAGAAGAAGAGGTTCCACAGTTACTTCTAATATCCAGCAAGGTACTCTGCATTTTTTGGTGCAATTCATTTAATCTCTGCATTTTAGCTGAATCCCCTCCTTTATCTGGGTGCAAGGTTTTCACCACAGTTTTATATGCTTTCTTCATCATGGGAATATTGCCCCATGCTGCAGGAGGCAATTTTAATAATTCCATATATTCCTTTCTCTCATCCTGGGAAAGAGTCTGATCCAT